TCATCGAGGGTTCGAATCCCTCCGTTTCCGCCAAGATACCCCCTGCGAGCTTATGGCTCTCAGGGGTTTTTTGCTTTCTGGCGCCTCGTCTGTTTCAGGTGGGAAGGCGGTAAGCATTGCTTCTAGCGCCTGCTTTGCTGCGTGCTCATAGGCATCTTTTTCGTCCAGCGAGTCGACGAAGTACTCAAAGATCGTTCGCACACGGTCGACCCCCGCTATCTCAGCGATCTTGATTCTTGTTTTTAACCCGCAGATGCGCGTGCCTGCCTTGAAACTGCTGATGTGTTGCGGTGTTGCGCCGATTAGCTTGGCGAGTTCCGTTTGACTACCGGCCACTTCGGACGCTTTTTCGATAGTTATTTTCAGTGACATAGCTACTCCTGCGTGTTGACATGTTCCATTTAAATGGTACATTTCTTTACTCAATTAAATGGAAATACCCATTTAAAAGGTAATTATCAACCCATTGGAAGGCACTCCATGAAACTGAACACTGTCCCCGGGCAACCCGGCCATCTAGCAGAGGTGTTAGCCGTCTGCTTTCCGAGCACTCCCCCTGCTGTAAACGATGAGGCCCCAGGTGCCTCTGGCGCCGATTCCGGGCAGGGGGTGTGCACCCATCAGCGCTTCCGGCTGTCCATTACGTGGCCGGTGGATGCGATAGACCGCCCTGAATCCCTCTCCGCTAACACCTTCCGCGAGTGCGCCGACTGGGTAGAGGTCGTCATGGCTGCGGGGGCCACTACCTGCACCGTCGAGGCGTTGTCGTGAGCCCAGCCTCAAGCCTTTGCGTGAGGGCTTCGGGCCGGGTTCCGGCAACACATCAACCATCGACAAAAGGAATTTCATCATGACCACTTTTTCATCGACCGTTCGCATTCTCACCGTCGAGAGCGAAGAGCGCACCACCGCCAAAGGCAACAAGTTCCCCCACTTTGCCGCCAGGTCGATCCTGCTCGGCGATGACGGCGAAACCGTTGTCACCGTTGGCGCCCTGCGCACCCGGGACGAAGCCCTCCAGAAAAAATGCGTCCCCGGCACCTTCCGCGCCACCTTCGCGCTCCAGGTGCCCGACTGGGGCGACAACAAGGGCGACATCTGCGCGGTTCTCACCGACCTGACCCCCATCCCTGCGTCACAGTTGCGCCGCAATGCGGGCGGCTCCAGCTCTGCCGCGGCAACGTAACTCCAGCGGGAAGGCCTCCAGCGTTGGGAAACGTCGAGGTTCTTTCCGGTGTAGTTCGGGGATTTCCTCCGGCCACCAATTAGGAGAAATCATGTTGAAAATCAAAATGTTGTTCGCGGCCTTGCTGGCCTTCATTGCGGCGTTCTTCTCGCAGGTCGCTATGGCTGTTGACAGCGCCGAAGTGACCGCAGCAAAGGCGCAGATCACCCAGACACAGACCGACTGGACTAGCATCCTCGGCCTGATCCTGCTCATGTGCGTGGCCGCATGGGGCCTGTACAAGCTGATCAAAGTCTTTGGCGGTCGCTGATGGCTGCAGGCTTCAATCAAGCGGGGGTCTGTTACCTCAACCTGGGCGAAGCCTTGAACGTCCGCTGCAGCACCGTTTCATCCGTCCTTGCTGACGGCACTGTGATGGCCTGCAGCGGCGTTTCTAACGTCACTGCCACGGGTGGTGACCTCGTGTACCAAAAAACCTCCCCAATGGGCGCTGTTACCTCGCAGCTCGTGCCCTACACACCGCTCTCCTGCAGTCAACCCACGTGGGATGACACCTACGGCCCGCTCCTGGGCGCGTTTCTCCTGCTGGGGGTAACTGTGTACTGCCTGAAGCAGCTAATCGGCTATTTCAAAAATGACAACCTCCCATCATGACGCTCGATTTAATCGTCTTCGCAGGCTTGCTTGTAGCGCTGCTCTTGGCCTTCTTTCACTGATCGCCTGTGGCTCTGCGTCTGCTGGGTGGCGATACGGTGCGGCGGATGCTTGCGGCACGGCTGCTGCTGCGGGGCCGATCATGATTGCTGCATTCACGCGACTGGAAAACGGCGTCCAATATGACTACGTACTGACCAGTGCCAACGAAACGAATGGGGTGCTGAGCGGCACACGCACGGAGACGCGGCTGTCTAACGGCATCGTGACAGGTCCCATAGCGTGGCAGTACGCGCTGCTCAGTTGTGTCATGCCATGTGTCGCCGGTCCTGCTGGCTTTCATCGCGGCGTGGTAGCTGGTGAAAAAGTCAATCCATTCCAGACCTGTCAAAACGGCTGCATCGTCATGGTGTCGCCTCGATTGGATTTAGGTGTATCTGTCACCACGGGCACGCCGGTACAGACCTACGCCACGTTTGAGCTGACCCGGACAGTCAACACTTGCAATGGCGATAACGGGTCCTATCCAAGCCTTCCATCTGAGGGCACTACACCTACAGCGCCCACACCAGAGGCGGAATGTCCTGCAGGTCAACGCCGTGTCTATTTCGCGTCGGGTGTGCCTTCCTGCCAACCCATCCCGGTGGACCGCTTTTGTCCCACGGGCTACACCTACGGCACCATCAACGGCAAAGACACCTGTATCAGCCAGGGAACGAATCCGCCGACTGCGTCCAGTCCGACGACAACAGATAAGACGGCGACGACTGAGACAAAAGAGACAAGCACCACGGTAGAGAACCCGGACGGCACCACGACCACGACCACGAAAACCAGCAACGGCAAGGGCGGCGGTACGGAGACGGTGACCACGAAAAGCGCAGACGGCAAAACCATCGAAAGCACTACCAAAAAAACCGGTGATGACCCTGAGGGCAAATGTGTTGAGGGCACGCTCGGTTGCATGAAACCCGGTACCCCTAGCGGTGATGGTCCGGTGAAGTCAGATCGCACCGTAGTGCTCGGCACCGGCGTGGGTCTGAGCGGCTTTAGCGCTGAGTGCCCTGCTGACAAGGTCTATCAAACATCCGTCGCAGAGATTCGCCTGAGCTATTCGCGGGCCTGTGAGCTGGCTCCGTGGATCAAGCCTCTCGTGCTGCTTGCTGCTGCAGTCATCGCTGGATACATCGTCATTGAAACCCTGAGGTCATAACATGGACTTGACAAGTTGGCTTTACAACATGGTGTCACCGTTGGTGGCGCGTGTCCTCGCTTCGATGGGTCTGAGCATGGTCACCATCAAGGGCGTGGACGTGGCCTTTGATCAGGTCAAGGGCTATATGCAAACAGCGGTCAACAGCATGCCCGCTGACGTCCTCAAAATGTCTGGTCTGTTCGGCATTGACACTGGCTTTCAGTGGATTCTCGGTGCCGTCACTTTCAGCCTCACCATGTGGGCGCTCAAGTCGGCGTTCTCCTTCTTCGGCAGCTCGTCATGATTCTGATCCTGACCGGCGCACCCGGTAGCTGCAAGACGCTGTACACCGTCACGGAGCTGATGCATACGCGCTTCAAGGACCGTGAATTTCTCGTGAACGGCATTCCCGATTTGCTGGTGCCGCACCAAGTCATCAGCGATGAAGACGTGACGCTGTGGCACAAAGGCGGCCAGCCGGTTGCGACACCGACAACGATCGACAGCGAAACCGGCGAGGTCATCGAGCACCCGCCAGTGCCTTCGTTCAGCGTAAAAAACAAAGTCATTTTTATCGATGAAATTCAGCGACTGGCCCGCCCTCGTCCTGCTTCCCAGAAACCGCCGGACTGGATAGCGGCGCTCGAAACGCACCGTCACCAAGGCGTTGATTTCGTCATCATCACCCAGCACCCCCAATTGATTGATGTGAACATCAGGCGGCTGTGTGGTCAGCACATCCATATGCGCCGCATGTGGGGCCGCGCACGGGCCATTACGTACACGTGGGACCACTGCGGGAGCCCTGAGAGTCCCAAGGCCGCACAGGTTGGCACGTGGGGCTACAAAAAGTGGGGTTACAAGCTCTACAAGAGTTCGGAGATGCACACGAAATCCGGCATCAAAATGCCGCCTATCGTGTGGCTGCTCGGGTTGATGCTGCTTACCCTTCCTTTTGCGGCTTACTTTGTCGGCCACCGTATGCTGATGCGGTTTTCTGGCACGACGGTGCCCGCTACGCCTCCGGCGATTTCGGCACCTGGTCAAACGCCTAACGCTGCACCAGGCCAACAGCCTGCAGGCTCTCAACTGACCGGCCCCGGCACGGCTGTTGCAGTAGCGCGCATCCGGGATATGCATGATCCCGGTGATAGGCCGATGTATGACGACAAGCGGGAGATAGTGGCCGCCCCTCGCATCGCTGGCTGTCTGCGCACTGTCAAACGCGGGTGCGCCTGCTATACCCAAAACGCTACACCGGTTCCCATGCCTAGGGAGATTTGCGAGGACCGGCTAGCGGTGCCCAAATTCGACCCATACGCTGCGATGTGGCCACAGGACAAGGCAAGCCCTGCGTTCCCGCTATCGACTGTTCCTGACCCTCCATCAGCGCCCCCTCCACAACTCAGTGGATCTGGCTACGGTTTGCGGGATGGCGCTGCTATCGCCGCCATGAACAACCCCAAGGGCAAGGCAGATGCCAGCGCTGCCCGCTAAGCCTTTCCCTGATAGACCGGCTGTCCCTGGGGTATGGGGCCTTTGCCCCATGGCAGACGCGTCTGGCCAGACGCCTACCCGGCATGAGAACTACCGGCGGCGCTCTCGATGCCGCCGCGATGGCCGAAGGCCGCGGCGGCGCGCAGCGCCGCTTAATTTATCTATTAGGGATAAGTGAACCAAAGGGGTTCGACGGACATAAAAAAGCCCGGCACTGCGCTAACAGTCCGGGCCAGATCAGCAAAAAAGCTTGGAGGCTTGCCGATGGAAAGTATCGTAAATCACAAAGGGTATTGGTGCAAGGTCGAGCAGATGGGCTGGAAGGTCAGGACGTGGAGTTCTAAGGCCACCGGCCAGACCGAAACCATCGTGTATCCCCGAAAAATCTATGTGCCCATGGTTGACATCGATGACCCCTCGGCGCTGGTGCATGAGGTGGACCAGTCCGGTACTGTGCTTGAGCAGGAACGGCTCGAACGGGCGCGGGAAATCGCGCGATCGCGCGAGCGCTCAAGGGCAAAGACCAAATGCCGCCACCGGATCAAGAGTCACGACCTGTGCCAGATGCTCACCGGCACCTACAAAGAGAACATGACGGACTTTGACCGCGTTCATAGGGACTTCAAGGCCTGGACACGCCTGATGGTCAAGTACATCCCAAATTTTCGCGCTGTGTGGGCCTTTGAGCCTCAGGAACGGGGCGCATGGCACTGGCACGCTGCTATCGACAAGCTGCCCCCTTATATCCGGGTCAACGGCCATCCAGTGCGCTCTTACGTCTTCGTGCGGCAAATGTGGCTGCGCGTCGTCGGTGAGTTTGAAGGTATGCCCAATGGCACGGTGAACGTGGACGGCCATAACCGGACCAAGGTGGGCACCCCGGCGAAGTGGACCAAAAAGCAGAGCCTCGCGCAGATCGCGGCCTATGTGTCGAAGTACCTGACGAAACAACACGGTGAGGGCCTCTCGGGCCGCAACATGTGGGGTTCCTCGCAGCACCTGGACGGCGACAAGCCGGTAACTGTCGAGATTGCGGAAAACCTGCCGCTGTATCGCGTCATTGACCTGTGTCTTGCAAACGGAATTACTACAGGGCATCGCATCGTGAACCATCGCCTCGGGCGCTTTGGTGATTTTTGGCTCTTGTACACAGAGCCCATACCTCTTTAGATTTTTCTCCCAACTAACGGAGGAATATCAATGCTGATTGGATATGCGCGTGTCTCGACAAAAGATCAAGAAACGGATCTGCAACTTGACGCGCTAGCGCGTGCGGGTGTGACGCGAATTTTTGAGGAGAAGGCTAGCTCGGTGGGTGCACGGCCGCAATTGAGGCGCTGCTTAGCAGCTCTGCGCCCCGGCGACGTGTTCGTTATTTACAAGCTCGACAGGGTGGCGCGGTCGTTGCCGGACTTGCTCTCCATTCTGGCGGAGATAAAGGCCGCTGGTGCGCTCGTCAAAAGTCTCACGGAGCCATTGGATACAACCACTGCCATGGGCTCTTTTGTTATTCAGATCTTGGGGGCCGTTGCTGAGCTTGAGCGCGGAATTATTCGTGAGCGGTCTATTGCTGGCCAGCGTGCGGCGCGTGACCGGGGATTTCTCCCGGGTCGACCTCGGGCACTATCGCTCGATGCCGAGGCGGAGGTGGTGCGGCTTTATTTGACAGGGGAATACACCATGAAGTCGTTAGCGCTGCTGCATGACGTTTCCGAGTCTGCCATAAAGCGCGCACTGTATCGAGTCAAAAAACCGGGGCACTCAAGCTTGAAATAGTCGAAGGCTGGCTTGGCCGAGAGAACGCTCAGCGTCAATTCCCCGGCCGTTTATCAACAGCGTCGCTATATAACTCGGTCTGAGCACCATATGGGGACGCAAGTTGAGATAACGCTTGTGGCGGTGGTGGAGGGATCGAAATTGCCACTTCGCCAATTTTGATTAGAACGGCGCTGACTCTAGGATCATGGAGGACTGTTTTATCCCGCCCCCAGTAACATAAGTGAAGCGTACCCGGCCGATCATTCATAGTGCTTTCTCGATACTCGCCCGGTCCGGTATAAAGAAATATCCAGTCACCCGCTGTGGCTCTTTTTTCGCCAAACCATAGAAAGTGATCGCGCAAAGGAATCACAGCGCCTGTGTCTTTCCTAAACCCCAGCAAAACGCCAAAG